CGAGATATTCTCGCACGTTCTAAGGGTTAAATATAGACTAGACTGTAATATGTGCTTAGTTGCAGTGTTAGATGCGTTAGCGGCCATCTTTTGTAGTCCTACGAGTGTATCTCTCTCCACCATACTACCATCACGAGCTTCGTTTAACCCGGTGACATCCCTTATCAATTGTAGGTAGTATTGATACGTTTGTATTAACGCTGCTATTTTTGCTTGACCAGACGAACTAGTTAACTCTTGAATAGGAACTTTTCCGGCATTCATTCCTCCTTCTTGTGTCAAAGATCTACCAACAATACTACCGGTTTGAAAATACATATTAAGCGCTTCTGCTGCGTTGTAATTTGTACCATTACCTAAGTCAACCTCGGCAAGACCGTCAATATCTAAGAATACACCATCTGGGATTATCTTAGACATTACTTGTTGCAGTTTTAAATGAGTTAACTGAATCATATCAGCAAACCCAGTAATTCTTGAAACCAAAGAGTCTATTCTACCTTTGTACATTCTAGGAGCAGATATAACATAGTTCATTTCTACTTTAGTTGTATCTGCATAAGGTCTTGTCATGTTCTCTGATAACTTCCACTCTAACATAGTATTAGTACCTAGAACTTTTGCTCCGGTATATAATACTTCTATTGTTCTTGAAATTCTTTCAAAGTTATCGTTTTGTGGCGGATTGAATTCGTCTGTTTTTTCAATAGCTTTTTCAAGTCCATTATCACCATATTTTATTTTAAAAACCTGGTTCATATATGTCTTATACTCAAAGTATAGAACTTGAACTGTGTTTTCGTCATAGTTTCCCCAACCAGTAATATACTGTCTGTTACCAGGCATTTGTTGGATCTTATATAACTCTTCGTCTGAAATATGAGGGAATTGTTTTTTTAATTCTGGAATAGTAATAGATTTTGCTTCTCCAGCGTAGTATATATCATCAAAGTTTGGATCTTCGGTGTAAGAATAAACTAAGTAAGCAGGATCAACGTATTCTGTTCTAATCCCCTCACTTACGTTAAAAGTTGTTTTTACACATGCTATACCTAAAACAGTTAGGTCATAGTTTAATCTTCTTCTAGTTAGGTCCCATTTGTTTGCTGCTAATACATTATTAATAGCTTCTTCTTCTGCGATCTCAATAGACTGTTTGTAAGACAGTTGCATGTGTAGGTCTAATTCTTCTTTACTTTGTGGTAATTCATCTGCTCCAAGAGGAGAGTTAGAAAAGTCTTGACCTGTTAAAGCGTTTGCTTTTTGTATTAATTCTTGAGAATACATGTCTCTTAATACAGCTTCTGCGTATGATGTTCTTGATTTTAAAGATTCTTGATCTTGAGCGTAAGCCTTTATATCATAAGTCTTTTGTGACATTCCGTTAACTACAATGTCAACAAACTTAGATACAACTGGAACTGGTTTCCAGTCAATGTTTAAATAAGATAAATCACCATTTGTTGCTAATTCGTCTTTATATTTTTGAACAGATTGTTCTCCTCTAGCATACAACCTTAATTGGTGGAAGTTATTCCAGTTTGTTAAGTATCTATTGTGGTTTGTTCTACCTTGACTAAACCATTCTTGCTCGATAGCGTTAGACACTTGCAACCCGTATTCCTCAGAAGCTTTCACCGCGTCTGGTACTACCTGACTAGGAAATGCACTGTTTGTATTAGTGTATATGTTCATTTATTTGTATATTTTTGATGAAGAACCTGTGTTGTCGTATTTTCTAATACCTAAATCACGAACTTGTCTTATTATAGGTCTAGTTGGTATGTATCTGTTTCTATTACAAGCCATTATAGCTAAACCAGAACTAATAGAAGCATCGTGTTTTGTTCTTTCGTTTATATTAAACCTTGCCCAGTCATTGAGTGTTCTATTAAAGTACATATCTCCATAACCCGTTTCAGTCATTCCAACATAATCTTCTATATAAGATTCTATAGCAGCGGCGTGAGCTTGTTTAATATCTTCACTAGAGTTTGGTATTCCACCAATGTCTCTTTCTGTTACAGAAAGATTATTCCAAACCTTGTCAGGTCTATTCATTGAAAAACCTCTGTATCCTCTTCTTTTAAAATGAAATAAAAGTCTAGGTTTATTATTCTCTGCTAGTATTGGCATTCCGTAGAATACACATGCCATTAACACTTCTTCAAAGAAGATCTCAGCGGTCTGAGGTCTTGCAATGTATTCTAAAAAGAAACTGTTTGGTGGCGTGTCTTCCATTGAAAACTTAGTTAACCCACTTAATGCTCCATTAGATCCTTTGCCATCTACTGTGCCAGAAATATCATAAGGGTCACATCCAAAAGCACCTAAGTGTTCGTTTCCAGGGTGTTTAATGCCATTTTTTATTACGATGTTGTTTTGTAAATGGTGTGGTGGAATCCATGAAACCAAAAATCTACCATCTTTGTTTGGATAGAAAACTACCCTTGTATCTTGCACGCCATTTTCCCATTGAAAACTTCCTCTTGTAATTATACTTGAGTTTCTTAGATCATCGTTATAATCTATTTGTTCGTATATCTTAGTAAGATTAAACAAAGATTGTTTTGTTTCGTCTCTAAAAGCGTGTTGTTCTGTTCTTGGAAACTGTCTGTAATATTCGTTTAAACCATCTTGATCAGACTTTAAACCATCTACTTCGTTTTGCCAATGTTCTATAACCCCGTATTCAATGTAGTTTCCGTCTACGCCTTTAACGGGTTTTTCTGGAGTGTCGAAGACAGGTAACCCATAAGTATCAATGAATCCCTCGTACGACCATTCCATAGGTATGAACAAACTATATAGTCCTGAACTAGTCTGTCCATTGCGGTTTCTTTTTGTGACATCTGAATTATAGTAAAGTGTTTTAAAATTATCTCCTCCTTTGTCTAAAGCATTCGATGTTGATCCCATCATACATTTTCCAATAACTCTACTTCCTAGTCGTAATGTTGTTTTTGTTACTCGCCAGTTGTTTAAGATATTATCAGGTCTTTCCCATTTACCGCTTTCGTCGTGTACTAATAGTTTTAACTTTTCACCATCATAACTATTGTCTCCAGTGTTCTTCCAGTCGATTGTAGTATCAAGTCCATCAAGTTCTTCTATTTTTTCATTAGAATCCAATTTTCTTCTAGTTAATTTAGAAGCTGGTATTCTATAAGCAAGTTCTGTTTTTGGACGGTCCATACCGTCTTGTATGGGTTTGAAAAAGAAAGGATAGTTTATTGAGATTGGAACTACCTTGTCTGTAAACATCTTTTTAGCATCAGCTCCTGATTTTGATAGAATACCAAAACGAGAGTCACTTGATATAGTTGCTAAGTTTACTAGTTCAGCAGACGACATAAAGGAAAATCCAGAACGTCTATTTTTTAAATAACACATCCCGTAACATCTTGGATCTGCTTTACATGCTTCCCAAAAAATAAAGAATAATCTATTTGATTCCCTGAAGTCAGGAGCACCTACGTCAATTTTACTCCACTGTAGATACATATAATGAGTTCCTGATATGTAGGTTGGTTTTCCATTGTTATAAAAAAATAAACCTTCCTCTCTATACTTAAACTCACTATCTATATAATCATACCATCTGTCTTTAAAACCTTCAGGTTGTTTATTCCAATCAAAAGTATTCTTTATTTTACTTATTTCTTTTGGGAAATTCATTTGTTCCCAGTACTGTTCTTCTTTTTTACTCGATCTAGAGTATGCGTCTTCTACTAATGGTAGTGCTATTTTTAAATCTTGGATTTCATATATTTCACCAATCTTTCCAGTCTTACTAATAACAACCATATCATGGTCTTTATCATATCCATACTTCCATTTATTAAGACGGTTGTTTTGTTTTATAACACTAGATTTAACATAATCTGGTATTATTTTGTATAGTGTTTGTTCGTACATTACTTAGATCTCCCTTCAGCAAAACCTTTAAACACTTTAACTTCTATATCTTTATCTACTTCAAGCAATATTTTTTGTTCTTCTTCTATTCTACTTAGAATTTCAAAAGCATCAAATATGGCTAATTTTTTTGTTGCTGCAGCGTTTTTTAATTTATCTGCCGCCAAATCATCTTCTCCATTATCTAAGATAGCTTCTTCAGCGACCTTAATTAATTCAAGTACTGCTTTGTGTCCAGCTTGGATTATATTCTGCTTCGTTTCCTTTATATTCATATTTAATTACAATATCATTTGATTTCATACAATAAAGTCTTTGTCCATCTACGATGAACTCAAACTCTCCATAAGGAGTATATCCAACAAGGTCTCCCTCGTTTATTTTAAGCGCTTCTAACGAACTATTACCATATTTTAACACACCAATAAGCTTTTGTTCTTTATCGATGCTTAGATAACTAGTGTTTTTTAGTGGTTTTACAAAACATCTATCTCCAAAAGATTTCCATTTGTCTTGTCTTTTATAAAGATATATTTGATCAACGTCACAGAAATACATATCATTCATAAAATATGCTCTACTATTTTTTTGTTCACCTCTAATATCATAGAATCTTCTAAATACGTTATGGTGTATAATAACTAAATCGCCAATCTGTATATCTGTAGAATAAGCTAGCGGGACCGAAACGATCTCCGCCAGATTATTCACTGACTTGAAATTCTCTATACTAGTGTTTATTATTAGTTCTTTATCCTTGACTTTAACTTTATTATCATATCTTGCGCCTATTGGCTTAACGATAAAACTAAAAACACTTCTCATTAGTATTCTAAATCATATTCAACGGAGATTGCCATGTTTGAATTAAACTTTTTCCAAGGCATTACTTCGTCTGATTTCTTTATATATATATAATACGAATTCTCTTCCTCTTTAAACAGTATGTGGCAGATCTCATGTCCGCCATAAACATTTTGTCCAATAGAATAATGCATCGCTTCATTCTTATAATCAGATCCTATACTTATTTTTCTAATTACAGAATCCATTAGTCTTCTTGTGGTTTCTGCTCTAAAAACGAGTAAGAACCATCTTCTACGTTTATATTAATATCTCCGTATTCTTTTTGTAGTTCTAATTTAAACTCTTCTACAGATCTATTCGTGTCAGCAATTTGATGTAACAACCCGTGTTTTTGCGATTCTAACAAACCAATATTAGTCAATAAAGAGTTTAGATCTTTTTGTTGACCACGAATTTTTTCTAATTGTTCTGCTTTAATATAATTCTTTACTTCTTTTTCTTTTACTACTTTCATTTTATTTAATTTAATTTATTTATATTTGACATGCGTTATAAGCTGGAGATAAATCTTGTATTTGTATAAAAGTAGCTGGACTTGGCAGCGATGTAGATAAAGCGCCTAGCAGCATTCTTTTGCCTGCATAAGGTCCTGATATTCTTGTTTCTATATAATCTCCAGTCTGGTATGGCACACTTAGCAAGAATTCTGTCCAAGGACTATATGGCAACGTAAATGCACAACCAGCATCAACTTGAAACCATCCGGTTACTTCTAATGGTGCGTTTGGTAAGGTACCACTAATTCCCATACCTATGCCTATACCCATTGCCATTAGTACAAAGCAATTATATCATTCGCTGTGGTCGTAACGGAACCTGCGTCTCCATCAACCCATACGTTATTTACTATTATTGGTAAGAATGATCCGGACGGCACATTCTTAAACAAAGTAGCTCCATTTGCAAAACTACCGTCATCATCGCCGGAAACCAATGTAACTAGTAAATCACCGCCCGTTCCAACATACAAGGCTGCACTCCCTAGTCTTACGCCTGTAGCCGGGGAATCAGATGAGCCTGTTGGAGTTATAGTTAAAGCTTTTGTGCCAAAGTCTGGTTGATTACCATATTGTCCCATAATTTATTTTTTAAATATTCTATTGTATATTTT